GGGGCGTATTTCTTCCCGGCAATCGCAAAGGAGGAAAAGACCGCATGAAACCTTATACCCTCGCATCTGAGCGGGCCGCAGCGCCCACTGGATGCGCGTACATCGCACCGCTGTTTTGGAACAAGTGGTTCCGTTGGGGCGGTAGTCAGGCATCTGGCTGCTACCAACTGGGCGGACAAATCAAGGATGAAAGCCACACCGGGCTGCAGATTTTTGCTGATGGCGAATGGCACCCGGTCATCGGATGGGCATTGGACGACTGCAGACCCGCAGTCAATTGTCTTCAGGAGGCAGGAGCATGAATATCAGCCCGAACGCTCAGTTAAAAATCCAGCTGGGGAAGGATGGGAACCCCAAGATTTATGCCTGCGGTACAGAGACGGAACAGAAAGCCCTTTGCGCCGCTCTGATTGCCGGGATTTGCATAGATCAAAGAAATCCGGCAGCATTGCTCAGCATAGTGACTACTGCCGCAGACCTCATGGACAGAATGGAGGAATCTCCCAATGAAGATTAAATCCCGCGTCTGGTACTGGCTGGCTGCTGCCAGCGGTGCCGTAAGTCTGCTGTACGGCATGGGCATCGAGGGCGGTGCACAGCTGGGCAGCTCCATCTCTGACAGCCAGTTCGTCACAGCCCTGTGCCTGGTTCTGGCAGCGGTAGCGTTCCTGCGGCTGGGCTTTGCGGCTGAAGCCGAGGAAAACCGCCGGCATTGTGGCAGGATCAGACGTACCCATGCCCGTAACCCGGAGTACCCGGAGAATCAGGAGCGTGGAGCATGAGTGAGATCGAAGAGCGAGCGCTGGAAGCTGCCCGTATTCTTCGGGACTTCTGCGGAGAATGGGATTGCACCATCTGCCCATTCATAGAGGACGTTTACTGTCGTCTGTCACAACATTCCCCTGTTTGCTGGAAGATTCCAAACAAAGAGCCCGCCCGTGCTGGTAACACGGACGAGCCCAAAGGGTGATGGAATTCACAAGCCCCATCACCCTTGATGATATCACATCAGAAAGGATTTTACAAATGAAAGGTATTTTAGCCGAACCGGGCAAGGCCCCGGTGATCGCGTCCCTGCCCGACAGCCTGTGGGCCATTGAGAACCGGCTGGGAACTCCCTGCGAGATGATCGTGATGCCCCGCACCCCGGCGGTGCTGTTCGTGGGCCGGTACGAAGGACCTATCCAGCCCGCCAGCCTGCTCAACCGGAAGTACCGGGGCCGCCAGCTTTACGGGCCTATCCTCTGCTACGGATGGAAGGGCAACAACATCCAGCCCATGAACAAGGATGTACAGACCGAGATGCTGGACCGCTTGAAGGGCACGGAGGTAAGGGTATGATCATCAGCCAGAACAGCAACGATGTTTACTACGCCTATACCCGTGGGCGCTTCTGGCGCTGGGACGAATCCGCACGGGTCTGGAAGGAAAGCCATCTGCTGGCCCAGAAGTTCGACAAGGCCAAGACCGCTGAAAAGCGGCTGACCCCGGAAACGTTTCTGACCAGCGAAGGGTTCATTCCGATGGATGACTACGAGCTTCCGGAGCAGATGCTGACGGCCCTCAGGGAGGCCAAGCCCTGCAAGAACGCACCCATCGAACCGGTAGAGGAGGAGTCGGTCCCTGCCGCATCGGCGAGCGGTTCTTCTGCACCGATGACTTCGGCACCTGGTTTTGACTTCGGAGCCGATGACGAGACCAACGCCCTGCTTTTGCAGGATGCACAGACCTTCATCACCGGCAACATGGCCCGCATCATGGCGGCAAAGCACGCCCACGACCTGACAGCCAACCACTACAAAGGCAGCTGGGGGAAGTGGTGCGCCGCTGTGGGCATCAGCCGGGACACCGGTGAAAACATGGTGAGAGTTGCCGAACAGTTCGGCAACATTCAGCTGGAGGGTAAGTCCATTCTGGACGTTCAGCCCCTGAAGCTGTTGTATGCCGCTGCCAAGCCCTCCACCCCAACACAGGTGAAACAGGCAGTGTTCTCCGGTGATATCACCTCCTACAAGGAGTATCAGGAGCTGCTGGCCCAGCTCAAAGCCGAAAAATCCCGCGCCGACACCGCAGAAGCTCATCTGGAAGCAGCCAACGCCGACATCAACGGCCTGACCGAACGTGCCCAAAAGGCCGAATCCGAACGGGACAAGGCCCGCGCCGACCAGCTGAGCACCGCCAAAGACTGCAACCGGCTGGGTCTGAAGGTCTCGCAGGAAAAAGACCGCGCAGACAAGGCCGAGGCCCGGGAAGAGGAAGCCTGGAAGCTACAGAGCAAGGCCGAAACCCGGGCGCAGGAGGCCGAGAAGCAGCTGGAGGGTTCCCGGCAGATGGCCGAAGCGGCCAAGCTCCGGGGCGACAAGCTCAAGGCCGAAAATGATGCACTCAAGAAACAACCCATCACTGCGGTGGTGGACAAGGAAGAGGTGGAGCGTCAGGCCAGGGAAATGGCCGCCGAGATGACCGCCGACCTGCGGGCACAGCTGGAACAGGCCTCTTCCGGCAGTGAACAGGATGCCCACAGCTCCTATGACAACGTGCTGCTGGCCGACCGCTCTTTCCAGAACATCGGCAAAATGGTGGTTCCGTCCCTCCGCAGGCTTCCGCCCGAACAGCGGGAGCAGCTGACCAATATGCTCGTTCACACACTCGGACAAATCCAAGGGGAGGTATCCAGATGTCTGTAACCATCACGGCCCTTGAGGTCGAAAACGTCAAGCGCATCAAGGCCGTTGCGCTCACCCCCGCCCCCACCGGGCTCACCCTCGTGGGCGGCAACAACAATCAGGGCAAGACCAGCGTGCTGGATGCCCTTGCCTGGGCGCTGGGCGGCGACCGCTTCCGCCCCAATGCCGCACAGCGGGACGGAGCCGTGGCTCCCGCCCATCTCAAGGTCACCCTTTCCAATGGCGTGATCGTGGAGCGCAAGGGCAAAAACAGCACCCTGACCGTTACCGACCCCACAGGGCGGCGCAGCGGCCAGCAGCTGCTCAATGCCTTTATCGAGCCGCTGGCCCTTGACCTGCCCCGCTTCATGGAAGCATCCGACAAGGAGAAAGCGGACATCCTGCTGCGCATCATCGGCATCGGCACCGAGCTGCACGTCCGGGATCTGGAGATCAAGTCTCTGTACGACAAGCGCACCTTCACCGGCCAGCTGGCCCAACAGAAAAAGCACTTTGCCGAGGAGCTGATTTCCTACCCAGATGCCCCGGAAGAACCGGTCAGCGCCTCCGACCTCATCCGCCAGCAGCAGGAGATCCTGGCCCGCAACGGCGAGAACCAGCGGCTGCGGACACAGTACGCAGAGCTTGAGAGTCAGGAGCAGCAGTGCGTGGCCGAACTGAAACGCACCCGTGAACGCATTGCCGAGCTGGAACAACAGTATCAGGAACTCGATGCCAAGCACACCAAACTGATCAACCAGCGGAGAAATGCCGAAAAGACCGTTGCCCAGCTGCAGGACGAATCCACCGCAGAGCTGGAGGCATCCATCCGGGGCATCGAGGAGACCAACCGCAAGGTCCGGGCCAACCTGGAAAAGTCCCGCGCCGAGGATGAAGCGGCCCGGTATGCCAGCGACTACGACAAGCTCACCGAAGCCATCACCCAGAAGCGGGCTGACCGCATGGCCCTGCTGAACGGTGCCGACCTGCCCCTGCCTGAGCTGAGTGTGGAGGACGGTGCCCTTACTTATAAAGGAAAGCACTGGCGGGATATGTCCGGCAGTGACCAGCTGCGGGTAGCCGCCGCCATCGTCCGCCGCCTGAACCCGGACTGCGGTTTTGTGCTGCTGGACAAGCTGGAGCAGATGGACATGACCACCCTGACCGAGTTTGGCCGCTGGCTGGAAGCCGAGCACCTGCAGGCCATCGCCACCCGGGTCTCCACCGGCAGCGAGTGCCAGATCATCATTGAGGACGGCATGGTAAAAGATGCCGAGCCGCCTGTCACCGAAAAGCCCCAGCCCAGAAGCTGGACGAAAGGAGCGTTCTAAATGAGCAAGTATGCCATCACCGCCGGGGTGCAGGATTCCCCGGTCAAGACCGTGCTGTATGGCCCCGAGGGCATCGGCAAGAGCACCTTTGCCTCCCACTTCCCGGATCCGGTGTTCATCGACACCGAGGGCGGCACCAAGCGGCTGAACATCAAGCGCCTGCCCCAGCCCACCAGCTGGGCCATGCTGCTGGACGAGGTGGCCGAGGTGCGCAGAGGAAATATCCCCTGCGGCACGCTGGTCATCGACACCGCCGACTGGGCCGAACGGCTGGCCATTGATGCCGTCTGCGCCAAGGCCAAGGTGGACGGGCTGGAGGGCTTTGGCTATGGCAAGGGCTACACCTACCTGAAAGAGGAGTTCGGCAAGCTGCTGGACGCGCTGGAAGAGGTGCTGAACACCGGACACAATGTTCTGGTCCTTGCCCACGCGGCCATCACCAAGTTCGAGCAGCCGGACGCTGCTGGCTCCTACGACCGCTGGACCATGAAGACCACCAAGCAGGTAGAACCGCTGATCCGGGAGTGGTGCGATATGCTGCTCTTTGTCAACTATCAGACCGTGGTGGAAAAGAGCAGCAATGCCCCCAACGCAAAGAACAAGGTCACCGGCGGCCGCCGGGTCATGTACACCACCCATCACCCCTGCTGGGATGCCAAGAACCGCTTCGGTCTGCCCGACGAGATGCCGTTTGATTATGCCGGCATCGCCGCCTGCATCCCCGGCACCGCACCTGCGCCCGCACCGAAGCCGAGGCCGGAACCGCGCCCCCAGCCGGAAGCCGACATCCTGCCCGCGCCCGCCCCGCAGCCGGAACCGCCCGCCGAGACAGTGCCACAAGCTCTGCTGGTGCCCGACCTGATCGCACTGGGCGTGCCGGAAAAGCTGGCTCCCCTGATGAGCGCAAACAACGTCACGCCGGAGGAGCTGCAGGCTGTGGTGGGCAAGCGGGGCTATTTCCCCGAGGATATGCCCATCCGGGACTATCCGGCCGATTTCGTAGAGGGCTGTCTGGTGGCCGCATGGCCCCAGGTGCTCCAGATGGTGCTGGACAGCCGTGACCTGCCGTTTTGACAATTGAAAGGAGAACTTACTTATGAATGACATGAACACCGACCGCGCCCTGAGCTGGGACGACGAATTTACCAACGAGCAGCAGGAGTTCGTGCTCCTGCCCGAGGGCGATTATGCCTTTGAGGTCATCGGCATGGAACGAGCCCGCTTTGAGGGCAGCGCCAAGCTGCCGACCTGCTCCATGGCAAAGCTGACCCTGAAGATCTTCGGCGGGGCCAAGGGTGACACCACCGTCACTGACCGGCTCTACCTCCACACCAAGACCCAGGGCCTGCTGGGTGCTTTCTTTGAGAGCATCGGCCAGTGCAAGCGGGGCGAGACCTTCCGCCCCCGCTGGAACAAGGTGGTGGGTGCCCGGGGCTGGTGCCGTCTGGGCATCCGGGAATACACCAAGCAGAGCGGCCCCAACGCAGGTAAGACCGGCCAGAGCAATGAGGTCACTCGCTTCCTGCCGCCGCCGGAACCCAAGGCCGCACCCGCTCAGGGCTGGACACAGGGGGCATTCTGATGGCGAACATCCAAGCCCTGCGTCCCTATCAGCAGGCCGCCCGGGACAGCATCCACGCCCAGTGGGAGCAGGGCCGTCTGCGCACGCTGCTGGTGCTGCCCACCGGCACCGGCAAGACCATCGTGTTCGCCTCCGTTGCCGCCGATCAGGTGCGTGCCGGGGACCGGGTGCTCATCCTGGCCCACCGGGGCGAGCTGCTGGAACAGGCGGCAGACAAGCTCCAGCGTTCCACCGGCCTTGTCAGCGCCGTGGAAAAGGCAGAATCCACCTGCCTGAACAGCTGGTTCCGGGTGGTGGTGGGCAGCGTGCAGACCCTGCAGCGCCCCGCCCGGCTGGAACGCTTTCCCCGGGACTACTTCGGCACCATCATCATTGACGAGGCCCACCACGCCATCACCGACGGCTACCGCCGCATCCTGGACTACTTCGAGGGTGCAAAGGTGCTGGGTGTAACCGCCACCCCTGACCGCGGCGACATGCGGAACCTGGGCGAGGTGTTCGACAGCCTGGCCTATGAGTACAAGCTGACCGATGCCATCAAAGAGGGCTATCTGTGCAAGATCATGGCCCAGACCATTCCCCTGCAGCTGGACATCTCCGGCGTGGCCCTCAGCGGCGGCGACTACGCCGTAGGGGAACTGGGCACGGCGCTGGACCCATATCTGGAGCAGATCGCCGCCGAGATGGTACAGCGGTGCAGGGACCGCAAGACGGTGGTGTTCCTGCCCCTCATCAAAACCAGCCAGAAGTTCCGGGATCTGCTCAACGCCAAGGGGTTCCAGGCCGCCGAGGTCAACGGCCAGAGCGCCGACCGCAAGGAAGTGCTGGCCGACTTCGATGCCGGGAAGTACAACGTGCTCTGCAATTCCATGCTGCTCACCGAGGGCTGGGACTGCCCCAGCGTGGACTGCGTGGTGGTGCTGCGGCCCACCAAAGTCCGCAGCCTGTACAGCCAGATGGTGGGGCGCGGCACACGTCTGGCCGAGGGCAAGACCGACCTGCTGCTCCTCGACTTTCTGTGGATGACCGACAAGCACGAGCTCTGCCGCCCGGCAGATCTCGTGTGCGAGGACAGGGCCGTGGCCCGGCAGATGACCGAGAATCTGGCCGAGACCGGTGTGCCCGAGGACATCGAGGAAGCCGCCGCCCAGGCCTGCGAGGACGTGGTGGCCCAGCGGGAAGAAGCCCTTGCGAAACAGCTGGCCGAACAGCGCCGCAAAAAGGCAAAGCTGGTGGACCCGCTCCAATACGAAATGAGCATTCAGGCTGAGGACCTGTCCGGCTATGTGCCGGCCTTTGGCTGGGAAGCCGGGCCGCCCACCGAACAGCAGACCACCGCCCTCGAAAAGCTGGGCATTCTGCCGGATGCGGTGGAATCGGCAGGCAAGGCCAGCCTTTTGCTGGACCGGCTGCACAAACGCCGGGACGAAGGCCTCACCACACCAAAACAGATCCGCTGTCTGGAAAAATACGGCTTCCAGCATGTGGGCACATGGAGTTTTGAGCAGGCCAAACACATGATCGACCGCATTGCGGCCCAGGGCTGGCGGGGTGTGCCCAAGGGTGTTACCCCAAGCACCTATACGCCGCCCGCCCCGCCTGAAACACCCGCATGGGATGTATGGTAACGCAGATGAATGATGAGATCGAACTCAAAGAAGCATTGGACTTCATTTCCCCGGCCTCCCTGACTTATGAGGAATGGACGATGGTGGGCATGGGCCTCAAGGAAGCGGGCCTGCCCGTCACCGTCTGGGAAGCATGGAGCGCCCGGGACGGGGGCCGCTACCACAAGGGTGAGTGTGCCCGGAAGTGGGAGAGCTTTCACGGCAGCACAAAGCCTGTCACCGAGAGCAGCATTTTCCAGCTGGCCTACAGCCACGGATGGAGCGGCCCCGCAGGCCACGCGCTGGACTGGGGCGACGAGCTCACCACCGGCTCCTCCAGAACGGAGGGACAGCTGGTGGACCCCCGGTGGGTGGAATCCCACGACTTGGCTCTGCCTGAGCAGTGGGACCCAGTTGACCAGCTCAGGCGCTACCTGCAGGCCCTTTTTGAGCAGGACGAGCACGTGGCCTATGTGACCGAGAGCTTCATGGCCGACGACCGCCGCCGCCCCACCAGAGGCTGCTGGGACCGCACCGCAGGCCAGCTCATCGCAGAGCTGGACACCTGCGGCGGGGACATCGGCAAGGTGGTGGGCGACTGCGACCCCGAGGTGGGCGCGTGGATCTGCTTCAACCCGGTGGACGGAACGGGCCGCAAGGATGCCAATATCACCGCCTACCGCTACGCTCTGGTGGAATGCGACAACATGGATCTGGGCAGACAACAGGCCATCATCAAGCAGCTGGAGCTACCCTGTGCCGCCCTGGTCTACTCCGGCGGCAAGAGCGTCCACGCCATCGTCAAGGTGGATGCCCCGGATTACACCGAATACCGCAAGCGGGTGGATTACCTCTATGCCGCCTGCCAGAAGAATGGTCTGACCCTCGACCAGCAGAACCGCAACCCCAGCCGCCTTTCCCGGATGCCCGGCATCCTGCGCGGCAGTCAGCGGCAGACCCTGCTGGAGACCAACATCGGCAAAAGCTGCTGGGACGAGTGGCGGGACTGGCTGGAAGCCGAGACCGATGAGCTGCCTGAAACCGAAAGTCTGGCTGACGACTGGGACGACCTGCCGCCGCTGGCCGATGCCCTCATCACCGGGGTGCTGCGCAAGGGTCACAAGATGCTGCTGGCAGGCCCCAGCAAGGCGGGCAAGAGCTTCGCCCTCATTGAGCTGTGCATCGCCATTGCCGAGGGCACGCCCTGGCTGGGCCGCTTTTCCTGTGCCCAGGGCAAGGTGCTGTACATCAACCTCGAGCTGGACCGGGCCTCTTGCCTGCACCGTTTCAAGGATGTGTATACTGCCCTCGGCCTGCCCCCGCAGAACCTGCGGAACATTGACATCTGGAACCTGCGCGGTGCTTCCGTCCCCATGGACAAGCTGGCCCCCAAGCTCATCCGCCGGGCGGGTAAGAAAGGCTACACCGCCGTCATCCTCGACCCCATCTACAAGGTCATCACCGGTGACGAGAACAGCGCCGACCAGATGGCAAAGTTCTGCAACCAGTTCGACCTTGTCTGTCGTGCGCTGGACTGTGCCGTGATCTACTGCCATCACCACTCCAAGGGTGCCCAGGGCGGCAAGCGCAGCATGGACCGCGCCAGCGGCTCCGGCGTGTTTGCCCGTGACCCGGATGCCATGCTGGATATGACAGAGCTCACCCCCACCGATGCCATCTTGGAACAGCTCCACAACAAGGCCGCCTGCCGTGTGCTCAAGGCCATGCTGGACAAGCGCGGCCATGCCGATGTCTACGGCCCGGACGATGCCCTGAGCAAAAGCCGGATGCTGGCCATTGCCAAAGAACACCTTGGCATGGCCGACTTGCGGGCCATCGATGCCCAGATCGCAGCCGCCCAGAAAAAAGCCGACAGCATGACCGCCTGGCGCATTGAGGGCACCCTGCGCGAGTTCGCCCGCTTCGACCCTGTGAACCTCTGGTTCGACTACCCCGTCCACAAGCCGGACACCGGCCTGCTGGAGGATCTGCAGCCGGACAGCGATTACAAGTCACTGGGTACCCGGGGCGCATCCAAGCGCTGGGGCAATAAGGACAAAGTCAGCAAGGACAAAAAGGCCGAGCTGGACACCGCCTTTGAAGCCTGCATGATGGATGGAAAGGTAACGGTCTACTCCATGGCCGAATATATGGGGCTGAAACCGGATACCGTACGCCGTCGTTTGAAAGCGGACGGCGGCTTCTGGATCGACGGCGCGGACATCGGCCGCAAAGAACCCGGCAGCGCAGGGTAAATTACAGCCTGCAATATTTCGCTTTACACATAGTACAAAAACGGTAAAATAGCGGCTATCACAAATCCGCATCCGCTTACGGATTTCGGAAAATAGCGGCTATTTTTCCGAATCCGGGACGGAAAATAGCCTATATATAATATACAAAATCCGTCCGTGTGTGATGGGGTCTCCCAGAGGATGGGGCGAACACAGCCCCCATCCCTCCGGGGAACCCTCCCCATCACGTTGGCCGAACAAAAAAGAAAGAACGAGGTGAAACGAACGTGCAATTTTTGCCCATTGCTCAATTCTTCCTGCCCATGAAGCCGCCCACCACCACCCACAACGCCAAGGAGCTGCACGCCTACATGAAGGGCGGCAAGCCCTGTGCCGTGCTCCACGACAGCGCCGAACTGAAAGCCGCCCGGGCCAAGCTCCACGCCTACCTGGCACCCCATGCACCGGATCAGCCCGTGCCCGCCGGGAAGCCAGTGCGGCTGGTGGTCAAGTGGTGCTTTGCCCCCGAGGGCCGCCCGGACGGCAGCTGGCGCACCTCCAAACCTGATACTGACAATCTGGAAAAGGCCCTCAAGGACGAGATGACCCGCCTGCACTTCTGGCACGATGATGCCCAGGTGTGCAGCGAGATCGTGGAGAAGTTCTGGTCGGCCCCCTGCGGTGTGTTCGTGCGTGTGGAGGTGTGGGGATGACCTACGAAGAGAAGAAGGCCTGGTTGAGAAGGTATCAGCAAGCGAAGCGGCTCGAACAGCTGCGGCTGGATGAGCTGGACACGCTGAAGACAGACGCTTCCAACATGACCCAGTGCCTTTCCGCTGTGCCGGGCGGCGGAGGAGACGGCCAAACATTGCCCCGTGCAGTAGAACGCATCGACGAAGCCCGGGGCGCTTACAAAGCCCAGTGTGAGGAAAGCACCCGCATTCGCAAAGAAATCATCTTTGCGCTACAGCAGCTGGATGATGAGCTTGACTTCACGATTCTGTACCGGAGATATATCTGTGGGCACAAGTGGGAGCTGATCGCTGACCGGCTCTCCCTCGATGTCAGTTGGGTCCTCCGACGACACAAAAAAGCGGTGCAACTTCTGGACACAGACCCATGACGCACTAAAAAGCACTAGTTCAAGTGTGCTATACTCTATGCTGCAAAGCCCAGCAGGAAAGGCATCCTTACTCCCTTCGTGCTGGCGGCCCGACCGGAGGTTTGTTTTCCTCCTCTTGATACGGTTTTCTCCTTTTGCTGCTTAACAGCTTTTTTGCACCGGCCGGGCTTTTCCTGATTACAACTGCCGTTCTGAGCATCCGCTCAGGGCGGCTTTTTTGTACCCTGACAACGAGAGAGGTGGTGAGGATGACCGACAAGCAGGCGCGGTTCTGTGAAGAATATATGATCGACCTGAACGCGACCCAGGCGGCCATCCGTGCCGGATACTCCCCAAAGACGGCCAACGAGCAGGCGGCACGGCTGTTAGCGAATGTTAGTATCCAGAACCGCATCGCACAGCTTCAGGCCGAGCAGAGCCGCCGCACCGGCGTGTCCGCTGACCGGGTGGTGCGAGAGCTGGCCAAGGTGGCGTTCGTCAACGCGGGCGACCTCATCGATGCTAGGACGGCTTCCCTGAAAAGCGATGCCGCACCGGACGATCTGGCTGCTGTGCAGTCGGTCAAGGTCAAGACCTTCGGAGAGGACGGTCTGGAGCAGGAGGTCAAGCTGGCCGACAAGCTGAAAGCCTTGGATCTGTTGGGGCGGCATCTGGGAATGTTCAACGGCGTGTCCGGCGATGCCTCTGATCAGCTGGCCGAGGCCCGCAAGATCCTAGGAGGAGTAGACAGTGTTATCGACTAAGCAGAAAGAATATCTTGCTTCCTGTTCACACCGGTGGAACCTGAAAGTTGGGGCTACCGGTTCCGGCAAGAGCTGGCTGGACTATGCCGTGGTCATTCCCCAGCGCCTTCTGGCTCTGCGGGGTGAGGGCGCAGCGGTAATGCTGGGCAACACACAGGGCACCATCAGCCGGAACGTTTTGGACCCCATGCGAGAGATCTGGGGCGAGGCCCTTGTGGGAACCATCAGCAGCGACAACACTGCCCGGCTGTTTGGCCGCCGGGTCCACATTCTGGGCGCGGACAGCAAAAAACACGTTGCCCGTATTCAGGGCATGACCATCGAGTACGGTTACGGCGATGAGATGACCACCTGGGATGAAGACGTGTTCCAGATGCTCAAGACCCGCCTGCGCTGTCCTCATTCCCACTTCGACGGCACAGCTAACCCGGACAGTCAGGAGCATTTTCTCAAAAAGTTCATCGATGACCCCGAGGTGGACATCTTCTGCCAGACCTCCACCATCGACGACAACCCCTTTCTCCCGCAGGAGTTCGTGGAGCACCTGAAGCACGAGCTGGCCGGGACTGTCTATTACGACCGCTTCATTTTGGGCCACTGGTGCAATGCGTCCGGTCTGGTCTATCCCTTCTTTTCGCTCTGCGCGGATCCTTACCTCTTCCACGGCAGCTCAGCCGGCATCGACGGTCAATTTTATGTGTCCATCGACTATGGCACACATAACCCATGCAGCATGGGGCTATGGGTCATCCATGACGGTAAGGCCCTGCGTATCCGGGAGAGCTATTTTGACAGCCGGAAAGAACGTGTGCAGCGCACCGATGAGGAGCACTACGCCGAGCTGGAACGGCTCACAAAAGGCTATTACATTCAGGCTGTGTGTGTAGATCCGTCTGCCGCGTCTTTTATCGAGACCATCCGACGGCACGGCAGGTATCAGGTCATCCCCGCCGACAACGACGTTCTGAACGGGATCCGCTGCGTAGCTTCCATGATGCAGGCCGGACTTGTCCGGATCCATGAAAGCTGCACCGATTCCCGCCGGGAGTTCGGCGCATATTCCTGGGACGACAAGGCCAAGGAGGACAGGGTCGTGAAAGAGAACGACCATGCCATGGATGATATCCGCTATTTCTGTTACACGATATTCGCCCCGCTCATCCGCTGGGCAGATTGGAGAGCCAAGTAATGTTTGACAAACTGCTTTCGTGGCTGCGGGAGAAGGCCCGGCTCTGGTTCGGGGAGGACACTCCCATCAGCGTCAGCGTGTCTGCCCCCATGGAGAGTGCCATCACCCTCTGGGCACAGATGTACGATACCGGCGGCCCATGGTGTCACGGCGGCAAAGACCCGCTGCACAGTCTGGGCCTGCCGCAGAGCATTGCCGCCGAGCTGGCCCGGCTGACCACACTGGAAATGGAATGCCTTGTCTCCGGCAGTGCCCGGGCGGACAGCATCAATGCGCTGCTCAAACCCTTTATTGCAGACCTGCGCATTCCCGTGGAGTACGGCTGTGCCCTTGGTGGGGTACTGTTCCGGCCCTATCTCGACCCTGAGGGCCGCATCCAGATTGATGTGGTGCAGGGGGATTGCTTCTGTCCCACCCGCTTTGATAGCTCCGGACGTATGACCGGGGCTATTTTTTACGATCATCTTGTAAGGGGTGGCCGCATCTACACCCGGCTGGAAAACCACGAGTTTTCCGGCGGGAAATATACCGTCACCGTCAAGGCGTTCCGTTCCATGACAAGCGCTGACATCGGTGTCGAAGTTCCGCTGACCGACGTTGCGGAGTGGGCTGCACTGGCCCCGCATACGGAGTTCACCGGCGTGAGCAGGCCGCTGTGGGGCTATTTCAAGGCTCCCAAGGGCAACGCCGCTGACCGGCATTCCCCGCTGGGTGTCAGCGTGTACGCTCCGGCAGTGGACATCATCCGGGATGCAGATGAGCAGTATGGCGCACTGCTCTGGGAGTACAGCGGCGGCCAGCTGGCTCTTGATGTAGACCAGACCGCCCTGCGCCCGGGCTCTGACGGCGGTTCCACGATGCCCCTGCGGGAACAGCGGCTCTACCGCAACTGGATCAATGGCAGCGTCTCCGGTGGTCGGAACCTTTACGAGGTGTTTGCCCCCACCCTGCGGGATGAGAGCTATCGCAAAGGGCTGGATGCCATGCTCAAGCGCATCGAATTCCAGTGCGGCCTTGCCTATGGTACTTTGTCTGATCCGCAGAACGTTGATAAGACCGCTGAGGAAATCCGCAGCAGCAAACAGCGCAGCTACACCACCGTGAAGGACTTGCAGCGGGCCCTCGGCACAGCACTCACCGATCTGGTCTATGCTGTGAACGTCCTGCTGGATGCCGCATGGCACAGCGGTGCGTCGGTTCCTCTGCCGGGCGAGTGCAATGTAACCTTCGATTTCGATGATTCCATCATCTCAGACCCCAAGGAGCGCAAGCAGATGTTTTGGGGATACGTTACCGCCGGGAAGTTCCCGTTCTGGCGGTATCTGGTGGAGTTCGAGGGATACAGCGAGGCAGACGCAAAGGCCATTGCCGCCGAAGCCGATGCCGAAAACAAGCAGCCTGAGCTGAACTTCGGCGGGGGTGCCTGATGCTGGCCCCGGACTATCTCGACCACGCACCCGACCGGCTGGTGCTTTTATTTCAGCAGGTCGAGGATGATATCCTGCGGGACGTGGCCCGGCGCATCTCCAAAATGGAAGCCCTGACCCCCACGGCAAACTGGCAGCTGTGGCGGTATGAACAGACCGAAGCCCTCCGGCAGGACGTGGTAAAGAAGCTGGCCCGCTACACCGGCAGGAGCGAAGCCGAGATCCGGCGGCTCATGCAGGAAGCGGCCACCCGGGCCATGGAAAACGAGGACGAGATCTACTACCACTACGGCAAGGAGCCCACACCCTTTTCCGAGAATGCCACCCTGCAGGCCCTGCTCAACGCTGGCTATCAGCAGACGGCGGGAACCTTCCACAACCTGACCGCCACCACGGCCAACACCGTCAGCGGCCAGTTTGAAGCCGCTCTCGACCGTGCCCATCTCAAGGTGAGCAGCGGCGCGTTCGACTACAAGAACGCCGTCAAGAGCGCGGTGGACAGTCTGGCCGACACCATGAAATACGTCACCTACCCCACCGGCCACACCGACACGCTGGAAGTGGCCGCCCGCCGGGCGGTGCTCACTGGGGTCAACCAGACCGGTGCAAAGCTGCAGGTGGCCCGGGCCGATGAGATGGGAGTGGAGTTCTTCGAGACCACGGCCCACGGCGGGGCCCGCCCTTCCCACGCTGAGTGGCAGGGCAGGCAGTTCCACCGGGGCGGCGCTGTGGACTACATGGGCAAACATTACCCGGACTTCGAGGCCGCCACCGGCTACGGCACCGGAGCAGGGCTGTGCGGCTGGAACTGCCGTCATACCTTCTTTGCCATCTTCCCGGAGCTGGGTGCACCGCCTGCATGGACGCAGGAGAGCTTGGAAGCCCTCAACGCCCTGGACATCGAGTACAACGGCGGCAGATACACCCGGTACGAGATCAGCCAGATGCAGCGGGCCCGGGAGCGCACCGTGCGCAAGTACAAGCGCCGGTATCTGGCTGAGGATGCCGCCGGGGCCGACACCACCGCCAGCGCGGTGAAGCTCCGGCAGGCCCGTCAGGAGCTGGCCGAGTTTATCACCGCCACCAACAGCCGGAATGACAGCGCCCGCACCAGCGTGGCAGGCTTTGGACGGAGCGAAAGCAGCAAGGCAACGTGGGCGGCGAAGAAGCAAGAGCCACGCGGCATTCTTCAAAAACTCAATTTTTCTGATAGTGTTTCACAGTCTGAGCGTGAAGGCATTGAAAAAGAGCTTTCCGTCATTCCTCAATGGCAGCGCGATAAGGCTGAAAGCATCATCAACAAGGTCGTAATGACAGAGAAAGATGCCGCTGGAAGCGGCTATTATTATCCAGACAAAACGCTTTATCTTCACCCTGAGCGCAAAAGCGGTGATGTTATTCACGAGTATGGCCACGCATTGGAGATTTCCCTCGACCTGCGGCACAACTCCAAATACATCAGCATCCGAAAATCCGGGATTGATGTTGAAGATTTTTCTAAAATCGTGTATGATGACAGTACCTATACACAAGCGATTTATCTTCTTCAGAACAGCAAATTCATTTCTGAGTATCAGGGACGGCTATATGAATCTCCCACGGATGGAATTTTTAAAGCCGGAACGATGCAGATCAATGAAGATATGCTGAAGGAATATTTCAGTGAAGGGTATCGCGCTTTTTATCAGGAGCCCTCTGCCCTGAAAGAGAAAGACCCGCAGCTCTATCATTTTATCGAGGGATTGAAAGATGACAAAAAGTGAAGTGCTTCTGCTTGATGAACCCTCTGCAATCTGGAACGAAATGCAAAAGAATCCGGCATTGCGAACAGATGGAGATGTCTGGCTGCACATGACCCGCCTGTCAGCCAAGCAAGACCGACAGTGGTCTCGGGAAGCGTATGGCGACCCGGAAGCGTATCTGTATATGGACTTAAACAAAAAGAAGTGAGGTGTCATCATGGAAGATTTTCGTGTCATCTACCGCATTTTGAAGCATCTGCAGCAGAGCATGGACTTTGAGGAGTTCGATTGCGCTGGCTTTACTGCCGAGCGCTTCGGTACGAATCCGAACCGCTTTCAGGCTCTCCTGATTCAGCTTCAGAAGGCTGGGTTCATTGAGGGCCTGAACATCGTTCGCTACATTCGCCAGCCGGAGCGCATCGAGCCGCCCATGGAACCGCATATCACCTTGCAGGGGCTTGAATATCTTCAGGAAAACAGTCTGATGAAAAAGGCCGCCGCATTTGCAAAGGGTGTTAAGGAAATCGTCCCCGGCATCTGACAACCAAATACCGCCAGCGTCTTTGCCCAGCCGGGCAGGGGCGCTTTTTTCATGCCGTTTTAGCTCAGATGGAAGAGCGTCGGTCTCCAAAACCGGATGACGCAGGTTCAAGCCCTGCAAACGGTGCCATGTTCCCGACATTTGTGTCGGAAGCAACCATCGCGGCGGGCAGCGCGTACCCTGCCCGGGATCCATGCGGAAGGCGAACCGCGTTACAAAACCGAACGGATCCATTCGTCAAACATTGACCAGAAAGGAGCACTCAACATTGAAACGTGAAGATGTGAGCAAAATCATCCCCGGTATCACGCCGGAACAGCTGGACAGCATTATGAACCTGCACGGCGCTGACATCACGGCAAAGGCCAATGAGATCACGACCCTCAAGGCCGAAAAGACCACCCTGACCGAACAGCTGAACACTGCAAACGGCAAACTGGAGGGCTACGACCCCGAGTGGAAGGCCAAGGCAGAACAGGCCAAGACTGACGCTGCCAGCCAGGTAGCCGCCCTCGAAAAGGGCTATGCGCTGGAACGCAAGGCCGCCGGGTTGAAGTTTTCCAGCGAGAGCGCCCGTAAGGCATTCCTTGCCGAGGCAAAGGCCCAGAATTTTGCTATGAAGGACGGCGAGATCCTGGGCTTTGATGATTATGTCAAGACCTTCAAGGCCGCAGACCCCAGCGCCATTCTGCCGGACGGCGGTATGGTACAGTTTTCTACCTCCGCACCGGGCGGCAACCGCCAGCCCGCAAACGCACATGAGGCCGCAAATGCTGCATTCCGCGCAGCGTTCGGCCAGAAAGGTTGATTATTATGGCTATTGATGCAATCGCCCGCAATAAGGCTGAGGCCCTGATCCGGGAGCAGCTGGTGAACACCATCCAGCAGGATGTGCCCAAGAGCTCCATCGTGATGCAGCTGGGTACCCGCCTTGCCAACATGACCTCCAACCAGACCAAGATCCCCGTGCTGTCCATGCTGCCTCTGGCATACTGGGTCAACGGTGACACCGGCATGAAGAAAACCAGCAAGCAGGAATGGGACAACGTCTACATGACCGCCGCAGAGCTGGCTGTCATCGTTCCTGTGCCCGAGGCCGTTCTGGCAGATTCCTCCTTTGACATCATGGGCGAGGTACAGCCCCGCGTCCGTGAGGCCATGGGCGCAAAGATCGACAACGCCATCCTGTTTGGCGGTGACCGTCCCACCGAGTGGACGACCGACGTGCTGACCCTTGCCGCAAAGAACAAGGTCACCGGCCCCATCGACTACACCAAGCTGCTGGGCAAGGATGGTCTGTTCTCCAAGGTCGAAGCTGGCGGCTTCGGCGTGGATGCCGTGGTGGGCGACCTGACCGCCAAGGCAGAGCTGCGCGGCCTGCTGGATACCAATGGCCGCCCGCTGTTCCGCTCCGATATGCAGGGTGCAACCACCTACGCGCTGGACGGTGCGCCCATGTACTTCCCCGAGAACGGCGGCTTCGATGCTTCCAAGGCCCAGCTGATCGCAGGCAACTTCAAGAAGCTGGTGTACTCCATCCGTCAGGATGTCACCGTGAAGCTGCTGGATCAGGGCGTGATTCAGGATCCCTCCACCAAGGAGATCGTCTACAATCTGGCCCAGCAGGATATGGTGGCCCTGCGCGTTGTGATGCGTATGGGCTGGGCACTGCCCAACCCCGCCACCCGCATGAACGCAGACCGCTCCAAGGTTCCGTTCGCATTCCTGACCGCTGCGGCTGTCGCAGCATAAGGAGGCCCCCATGCTTTACTGCACCTACGACCAGTACCAGACAGCGGGCGGTACGCTGGACGAAGCCGCGTTCACGCCGCTGTGCTTCCGGGCCTCGAAGCTCATTGACCGGGCCACCTTTGGCCGGGCCGAAGCCCACACCAAAGGCTGCGCCGACTGTGCCGAAGCTTTGGCCATGGCCTGTGCGTCCATCGTGCAGAGCCTTGAACGGGCCGAAGCGGCACGCGCTGCCACCGGCTATGCGCCGGGCGTGACCAGCGTCAACAACGACGGCTTTGCCGTGACGTTCTCCGACGGAGCACTGGCCGAAAAGCAGGTCGCCGAAGCGTACAGCATTCTTTCCGGCTGCCTGGGGCACGACCCCCACGGCCTGCTGTATCGGGGGTGTTTCTGATGCAGTGCAGCGTTACCGTTGTGAACCTCATCCACGACACCGCCACCGAGATCGACCGGCCTGTCTGCCACGTCATCCCCGGGTGCAGCTGGCGGGAGAAGTTGGACACCTCCGGCGGCGACCCCCAGCGAACGGTGCACATCCGGCTGCCCCCTGCCGCCGGGTATCTGCCCTATTTCCAGTGGGCAAAGCTCCCGCCCGGGGAAAAGGCGGCACACTGGACGCTCAAGCGGGGCGGCAAACTCATCTGCGGCGCTGTCCGCAGCCTGACCGAGGCCGAGTATGCCGCCCTCGAGAAAACACACATCTGCTGCACGGTGGCGGCGGTCTCCGATTGTCGGGAACCGCTGCTGCCGCATTTTCATGTAGAGGGGAGCTGAGGAAATGAGTGCACCCGTTATTGACCTGAAGCTCAGGTTCCGGCCCGGCTTTCAGGCTGAAATGGACAAAGGCTTCCAGAAGGTCCAGTATGCGTTCTCACAGCAAGTTGCCAAAGCTGTGGATTCTTATGTACCCTTCGATACCGGCACGCTGAAGAACAGCGTCAACCAGGCATCCGACTTCAAAGGCGGCAAGCTGGTCTATAACACCCCGTATGCCCGGCGGCAGTATTACCTGCACACGCAGGGGCAGGGTCTGCATGGGGAGAACCACCTGCGCGGCTCCTACTGGGGCCAGCGGGCCATTGCTGACCACAAGGACGAGCTGGAAAAGTTCGCCCACGATGCCGCAAAGCAGTTTCTGGGAGGGAACAAATGAGCGAAACCGTAAAGCCCACCATTGCCGCCCTGCGGGACTGGCTCAAGATCTGCCCTCTCATCGCTGAGGAGCAGGATGCCACCGGTGCGGCCTTCCGCATTGCCGGGCTGGAAGAGGAAGCCACCGCTTTTTCCATTGAGGACAGCCCCACCGACCCCATTGTGGAGAGTTACATCTCCGGGCGGGATCTGGCGAAGAACTACCTCTTCCTGTCCCGAAGGGAGTTCGGGGAGACCGATGTGCTCACCATTGAGAACAGCGGCTTCTTTGAACAGCTGGCCGACTGGGTAATGGAACAAAATGACTGCGGCATCCTGCCTGATCTGAGCAAATGCGGGCACGGCAAGGAAGCCCAGAGCATTGAGGTCACCTCCACCGGCTACATCGTCACCGACGGCTCCGGAAGCTGCAAAATGCAGATGCAGCTCCGGCTCGTCTACTATCAACCCAAACTTTGAAAGGAGACCATCCTATGACTGTTTCCGAAACCCTGGCCGCGCTCAAGACCAAGAAGGGCATCGTGCCCAGCGCGGACTACACCGGCACCGAAAAGGCCGATGATTTCATCTTTGCCATCCAGACTGATGCCGTCGCCCAGACCAAGGAGAGCGACTGGGTCGTGTTTGCAGAGCGTGTCAAGGAGCACTCCGGTGCCCTGAACGCTTCCACCGAGGACGTGGCCTATATCCGCGCAGGTACTGTCACCGAGAAGGGCGAGACCCAGCGCACCTTCTCCCTGAACGGCAACCGCTGCGTGGGCGACCCTGCGCAGGATTTCCTGCTCTCCCACAGGATTAAGTTTGGCTCCGGCACTGATGTGGTGTTCCCCTATATCTACTTCAGCGCAAGGACCGGCAAGGGCGAGAAGGGCGAAGCCGCCTTTATTGTCACTGCCGACGCAAGCGGCTCCGCCAGCAACTCCGCAGGTTTTGCCTGCGACGTGAAGGGTGTTGGCGTTCCGGCTGAGTTCAACTACCTGACCCCGACTCAGGCCGACACGCAGTCCACCAAGGCTGCCAAGGTCTGATAACAACACCACACAGCCCTCGTTCCCCGGTGAACGGGGGCCCTTTTTGTAACAGGAGGACTTCTATGATCATCAACGGCATTGAATTTGATTTTTCCACCCTGAACGCCAACGACGTGGATCGGATGCTGGCTGCGCAGACCCGGCAGCAGGAACGTGCTCGGACGGAGGGCAGCCGCTACACTCCCGAGAGCGATTACCCTGCCTGGCTGCGCTTCCAGTGCCGCATCTTTATGGACTACCTGGACGAAGTTCTGGGCGAGGGTGCTTCTGAGAAACTGGGGCTGGACGGCAGCAACTTCAACGCCTGCCTGACGGTCAGCAAGGCCTTTGCCGAGGCCATGGCCGCAGAAAAGGCCAGTGTCAGCGCGCTGATCCACCCCGCCGAGGAGCGGGCACAGGTTTCGGCAGCACAGGTTTCGGCAGCACAGGCCATCCCCGCCCCCATGAACCGTGAGCAGCGCCGGGCCGCAGCCAAGGCACATCCCGCCGTGGTAGATTTCCGGGCACAGGAAGCGGCAAAGGCCACCCGCCGTGCCCAGCTGAAGGCAGAGCTTGAGGCACTGGACAATGCATGACCTGCTGACGGACACCCTGCCAACCGAGTGGGAGGGCCGCGCCATTAACTGGGACTTCCGGCCCATGGTCTGGCTGCTGATCCGCACCCGCCGCGTCAAAACCGACGAGGACAGCGCCCGGCTGATTGCATCGGCCATCCCGCTCTTCTTTGTGGAGCCGATCCCGGTGGCACACTACCCGGAAGCCTTTGAATCTCTGGTGCGCTTCTGCCAGGGCGGCGGCCCCGAGGACGAGGAGCGCACCGGGACTGGCAGCAGCAGCGACCCACAGGCCGAGCCTGTGCTGGACTACCGGTGCGATGCCGACTACATCGTGGGGGCCTTTCAGCAGGCCTACGGCATCGACCTGACCGCTGACAAGGTGCACTGGTGGCGTTTCAAAGCACTGCTTCATGCCCTGCCGCCGGAAACGCCACTGGGCAAGATCGTGGAGATCCGGGGCAAGGACACCTCCGGTATGGACAGGGCCGACAGGGACTACTACGAGACCCTGAAAGAGCGCTTCGCCCTGCCGGATGGACTGAAGGGGGTGAGGCGGAACGAGACCCTGCAAGAGCACGAGGACGCTTTCCTCGACCGCTTCGGCTGATTCCCGCGCCCCGGTGCCCTGCCCCTTCTGCGGCAGAGCGCTGCCAGTGTGGGCGGCTCCCGAGGCCTACGCCCACGGCCTGTGGGTAAAATGCAAAAACCCCGCATGTAAGCGGGAGGTAGAAATCAAGTTATAGCAGCCTGTGCCCCTGTGCCCGCGCTCCGAATGAGAGGTGGACACAGTGGCATTTGATTTTAGCGTTACCGGAAACACCAAGTTGGACACCAGCGGCTTCACGCAGGGTGTCAGCAGCATGACCGTCGCCGCCGGAACGCTGATCGCAGACCTGGTAAAGACGGCCAGCAGCCAGCTGACGAATCTTGCCCAGAGCGCGATCCGGAACGGCTCCATCTACGAGACATCGCTTGCCAAAGTCGGGACCATCGCCGATCTTGGCAAGCTTTCGATCCAGAAGCTGGGCAGTCAGATCACGGACATGTCCAACACCATGGGCATTGCGGCCACGGATATTGCCGAGGCTACCTACCAGGCCATCAGCGCCGGGCAGGACACCGCCAACGCTGTGGCCTTTGCGGGGCAGGCGGCAAAGCTGGCAGCCGCCGGTTTTACCTCCACGACCTCCGCCGTGGATATCCTGACCACTGCCCTGAACGCCTACGGCTTGAGCGCCGACCAGGCGACCCACGTTTCGGATGTGCTGCTGACCACCCAGAACCTGGGCAAAACCAGCGTGGACGAGCTTTCTTCCAGCATGGGCAAAGTCATTCCGCTGGCCGCAGCTTACAACGTCAGCGTGGAAAACCTGTCCAGCGGTCTGGCCGTGATGACCGCAAACGGCATTGCCACCGCTGAGGCTACCACCTACACCAAATCCATGCTGAACGAGCTGGGCGACACCGGGTCCAGCGTCGGCAAGATTTTACAGCAGCAGACCGGCAAGAGCTTTGCCCAGCTGAGTGCTGACGGCAAGAGCCTGGGCGATGTGCTGCAAGTGCTGTATGACAGCGTGGGCGATGATGGCACCGCCTTTGCCGGTCTGTGGTCCAGCGTGGAAGCTGGCACGGGTGCCCTTTCCCTGGTGTCCGGCGGCGCGGATAAATTCAATGGCGTGCTGGGCCAGATGGTGGACAGCGCCGGAGCTACCGACACCGCCTACCAGACCATGACTGACACCTTCCAGCACAGCATGGAAAGCCTCCAGACAACGGCAGAGAACCTGAGTATTGACCTGTTCGAGGCCATGGAGCCGGGCCTGAAGGAAGCCGCCAACTGGGGCACCGACTGCCTGAATACCCTGACGAGCGCTCTAAATGAGGGCGGCCCGGCGGCCATGCTGGACGCAGCCAGCGGCATTCTGGAAAATCTGACCGCAGGTGTTGTTCAGAAGATTCCAGGGTTGGCATCGGCAGCAACTCAAGTCATCACCAAGCTGGTGCAGTATCTGGCTGACCATCAGGACGAGATCTTCGATGCAGGCATCCAGCTGCTGGAACAGCTCATCATCGGCATCACCGACAACCTGCCCCAGCTGATCGCAGCAGCAGCGGAATTGATTGCAAAGTTCTCTGCCGCGCTGATCTCCCATCTGCCCGACCTTCTGAACTGCGGTGCGGCCCTTCTGACCACTCTGGTAGACGGTATCATCCGCAGCATTGAGAACCTGGGCGAAGCCGCTCTCGCCTGCATCGCAAAACTGACCGGCGTGTGGGACGGCAGTATGGATGAGTGGGGCCACATCGGCGAGAACATCGTCACCGGCCTGCTGAACGGCATCACCGGGATGTGGGACACGCTGGTGTCCACAGTCAAGGGCAAAGTCAACGGCATGGTGAGCACCGTCAAGAATGTGCTGGGCATCCACTCGCCCTCGAAGGTGTTCACCGAGATCGGCGAGAACGTCACGCAGGGCCTTGTCAACGGCATCAACACCGGGGCCCCAGCGGCAGAGCAGGCCATCCAGAACATCGCCCAGACCCTCAGCGACTACGGCCCGGATTTTGCCACCGTAGGGGCCACCATCACAGAGCAGTTCCGCACCAAGCTCACCGAGGGCTGGGAACAGATCCAGGCCGACATCCAGACGGATGCGCTGGGGGCCATCGAGACGCTGGCAACGGCCCTCAAGGATGGCGACCTCGAGAGCCTGGGCCTGTGGGCCGCTTCCTACTTCTGGCAGGCCTGCACCAAGGAGCAGCAGACCCAGATCAACAGCATCGCTCTGGGGGCCCTGAACCAGCTGGGCAGTGCCCTTTCCGGCGTGTTCGGGAACCTGAGCCAGTTAGCCATGGGTCTGGTGGCGCAGTTCGTGCCTGCCGCAGCCAGCGCCACAGCCGGGCAGACCGCCCTGAACGTGGCCATGGACGCGAACCCGATTTTGCTCGTCATCTCCCTCATCGGGATGCTGGTGGGTGCCCTGCTGAACCTCTCCGGTAAAAACAAGGATGTGGCCAACGGCTTCCAGTCTGTCTGGGCGGGCGTTGAGGACTTTATGAGCTACATCTTCGAGGGCCTGATGCGCATCGTGGCGGCGGGTATCGAGGGCTTTGTCATCCTCATCAACGGCCTCATCGGCCTGTATAACTCCGTGGCGTGGCTCTGGGGCGACCATGTGGATTACATCAGCAATCCAGCCTGGAACTTTGCCAACCAAATTGCCGCCGACCGCAAGGCCCGGCAGGCTGAGCGGAAGAAGCAGCAGGAAGCTGCCAACAACCCCAGCAGCTCCGGCACTTCCGCCAACTCCCAGAAGGTCATCGAGAGCATGACCGACACCAGCAAGACCACCAGAGCAGACGGCAGCACCGTGACCACCAAGGTGCTCACCGAGAAGCTGCAGGATGAGACCGGCAAGATCACCCAGAGGGTGACCAAGACCGTCACCGAGGCAGGTACCAAGTTGGTGGACGGCGTGGAGCGCTCCTACAAGACCGTGACCACCTATGTGGACGGCATCCAGACCAAGGTGGAGCGCAGTCTGGATGACATCACCAAGACCACCACAGGCACAAAACCTGGCTCCACCACGCCGACGGCCCCCACCCCGGACAAAGACCTGACCGATGCTGTGGAGGCCAACACCGAGGCCCTGCTGGCCGCAAACAGCAAGCTGGCCGAGATGGTGCGGCAGGCCAACACGCTGGTGCTGTCTGACAACATGGCCATCAGCCGGTCTGTGGCCGCTTCCGGCACGGCACAGGTGGCCGCAGCCGCCAACCAGTACCACCGGGAGGGCGACACCAACATCATCCAAAATATCTACTCCAAGGCCCAGACGGCGGCAGATCTCCAGCGGGAAGCACGCTGGGAAGCCGACCGGGCCAAGGCCCAGAAACGATGAAAGGAGGGCTCCACAATGCCATTCAGAAAAGACCATTTGCAGCTGGTCACGGATGCCGGGGCCACTCTCGACATCGGGTGGGCTTACGGCACGCCCTACTCCCTCGACCCCATCAATGGCGTAGACGTGGACGTGCAGACCGCACAGGGCGTGAACCAGGTAGGCGTGAGCGTGGAGCGCCAGAGCGTGGCCGGGGTGAGCCGTGAGCTCATCATCCACTGCCACAGCTCCCACGGCGATGCGGATGCGGAATTACTGCTGGAAAAGCTGCCCTATTTCACCAGCGGCACAATGTACTTCGAGGATAAATACTTCTGCCGTTTCGTGCTTTCCAAGACCCCCTACACAAAGAGCATCCACCCCTACCCGGTGTTGGCCTTCATGCTCTTCTGCCCGAAACCCTTCTGGTACGACCTGACCGCCCAGAGCTTCTGCATCAACGGCTTTGTGCCCAGCTTCAGGCTGCCGGTCAACTACTCCAAGCCCCACCGGTTCGGTGTGCGTACCTCTGTCGGCTGGCTGAATGCCTATAACCCCGGGGCGCTGGCTGTGCCCTTCACGGCCACCCTCAAGAGCGACGGTGCGGTGGTCAACCCCACCGTGCTGAACATCATCACGGGCCAGAGCATCCGCATCCTGACCACCCTGACCCCCGGGCAGGTCATCGAGATCTACCGCACCACCACCGACAAGCTGGCCGTCAAGCGGACAGAGGACGGCACGGAGGAGAACATTTTCGCCCTGCTGGACGAGGACAGCGACCTGCTGGAGCTGGCCCCCGGGGACAACTTACTCAAAGCCACCGCCGACAGCGGCGAGACCAGCCTGCAGGTGACGGTTCGCTTTTATCCCATGGTTTCGGGCATTCTGCCGGAGGTGATCTCGTGACGCTGGACGTTTTGGATGAACTGACCCTCGCCCGGCTGGGCCGGGTGGAGGTATGGGTGAGCCTTTACTGGGACGAGCCCTACAACACCGAGGGCGAGTTCACGCTGGAGGTGCGCCCCACCGAGGAGAACCTTTCCCTGCTCCGGGAGGGCCGCTGGCTGCGCCGCAGTGACAGCGACGTGCCCATGCGCATCTGCCACCGGAGCAACGAGAATCAGGACAGCAACTTAGTGGTCACCGGTTTCCCGGGAACGTGGATCTTCACCAAGCGGGCCTGCACCAGTACCGTGAAGAGTGAAAACGCGGAAGCCGCCATGCGCAGGCTGGTCAGCGCAATGCAGCCGTGGCCCAAGCTGGAGCTGGGAGAGCTGGTAGGCTTTGACACCACCTACACCGCCCAGACCTCCGGCGGCAGCATCATGGACTACCTGATGACCATCGGCGCGGCTTGTGATCTGGGCTTCCGGGTGCGGCTCAGTGGTAAAAACGACCAGAAAAAACTACTGTTCGAGGTCTACCGGCCCACCGCTGATCCAAACAACCGTTTTTCCACCAAGTGGGGCAACTTGCAGCAGGCTGCGTGGGCTTTTGGGGACGGCGACTATGCCAACGTTGCCGTGGTGCAGGGCGCTGGCGAGGGCGAGAACCGGGCCACCGTCACCGTGGGCCTGACGGATGCCACCGGGGCCGACCGGCGGGAGCTCTATGTGGATGCACGGGATGTGCAGCCGGACGAGGAAAAGGGCGAGACCAACAAGAGCCAAGCCTACCTCGAGCGGCTCATGGCCCGGGGCACCAACAAACTGCTGGAACAGCTGCGCACCGGCTCCATTGAGCTGACCATCGATGCCGAGGGCCTTTCCCCCGGCGACGTGGCCTTCTGCACCATCCCGGAGCTGGGCTACAAGGCCACCGTCCGGGTGGCCGATGTCATCACCCAAAGCCAGAGCGACAGCACCACCCGCACCGTGCGGCTGGGTACGCCGGTCTGGCGCAAGCTAAGGAGATGATCTTTTGAGCAAAATCGTTTTATATCCCGCCAACGACTACGACTTCGATGCCGCAGACGTGGCGGCCTACCTTGCGGGCCTCACCTCGGGTGTGTTCAGCGGAGCTGAGGACTTCCCGGTGACAGCCGCAGGCGGGCTGACGGTCACCGTGGGCGCGGGCCGTGGCTGGGTGCACCCCAGCCGTTTCACCGGCTACTCCATCACAAAGCGGGAGGCCGACACCCTGACCCTGCCGCTGGCCGACCCGTCTCTCCCTCGCATCGACCGCATCGTCATGCGCTATGATGCCGGTGCCAGAGCCGCCAGCCTGCAGGTGCTGCAGGGCACGGCATCCAGCACACCCACGGCCCCGGCCATCTCCCGCACCGAGCTGATCTACGACCTCTGTCTTGCCGAGATCACCCGCCCGGCAGGCTCCACCGCCGTCACCACCGGCCAGATCACCGACACCCGGCTGGACGAGGCGCTCTGCGGCATCGTGCGGGACGGTGTGACCGGCATCCCCACCGACGAGCTGCTGGCCGCTGCCCGGGAGCGCATCGCCACGCTGGAGGAGAACGCCAGCAACAGTGCTGCCGCCGCCAAGGACAGCGCGGAGGCAGCCAAGAGCAGCGAGACCAAGTCCGCCGCCAGCGAGAAGAATGCCAAGACCAGCGAGACCGCCGCCCAGCAGGCCCTGCAGGACACGGAGACGGAGCACACCGCCGCCTTGCAGGACATCGCACGGGCCCGCACCATGGCCCTGAACGACGTGGCAGCTTCCACCAAAACGGCCACCGCTGCGGCAAACACTGCCACCCAGCAGGCCACCGCCGCTGCGGGGAGCGCTTCCACCGCCGCCACCAAGGCCGGGGAAGCAGAGAAGAGCAAGACGGCAGCGGCTACCTCTGCTACCAATGCCAAAGCCAGTGAGGAAGCATCCAAGAACTGGGCGGAGGAAGCTAAAAAGGCGGCAAACACCGACACGACCGTCTCCATCAAAGGGGCCCCCGCTGATGCTGCGGCGACCCGGGCGCTGATCGAAGAATCCCTTGCCGCTCAGCGTGAGGAGGATTACGCCAGAATCAAATTCTGGGCCAGCAACGACCCCACCAGCCCGGCAAGCTTTATCGGCGGCACATGGGAGCGTGTCGAGGGCGAGTTTATCATGGGCGCTTCCAGTGCCTACCCTGTGGGCACCACCGGCGGCAGCGCCACCCACACCCAGACTACTGCCGAAATGCCGAGCCATAGCCATAGTGGCAGTACCGGCAGCGCTGGTTCCCACAGCCACAGTGCATCCACCGACAGCGCAGGCTGGCATAGCCACAGCGGTACGACCAACAGTGCGGGTTCGCATAGCCATAATGTGAATGCTGAGTATAAGAGTGGCGGCGATGATGGCGAATCGTACCGTATTAGGAACTATGGAGCTTCCTGGGCTAATTATAAATTTACAACCAGTTCTGATGGTTCCCACACCCACAGCTTCAGCACGAACGGCACGGGAAGCCACAGCCATACCGTGAGCATCGGGGACGCTGGCGCTCACTCTCATACCGTGAGCATCGGCAGCACCGGCAGCGGGCAGGCAATGGACATCCTGAACCCTTACTATGCCCTGTACATCTGGGTGCGGGTGGATGATGCCGCATGAAAGGAGCGCACATGAAAATTATTGACGAGACTGGCATTGTGCTGACCACTGAGCCGGATCTGGAAGCGGGCTATCTGGTGGAAGATGTGGAAGTCATTCACCATGATGCCGTAGAGGGCACAGCTCCGCAGTGGCACAGAGAGACCGCAAAGCTGCCGGACGGCTCTCCCGCCATCTACTACCGGGATGGTAAAGAGATTGGCCGGGACATGGTGAAGATCATCGATGTGCCCGGTGTTGACCCTCAGCCCGCCTGGGATGAGGAAGTGCCGGTGATGCGGTACATCCGCTACACCGCCGAAGAGCTGGTTGCACAGGCTGAAGCCAAGAAAAAGGCAGAAGAAGCCGCTGCCGCCGAAGCGAAGAAAAAGGCAGAGCTGGAAACCGTGCCGGGCCGCATGGACGCTTTGGAAGCGGCAAACGACGACCTTGTGCTTATGATGGCCGATTTGATTGGAGGTTAAAACTATGAAAACGCTGAACAACCTGAAACTCCGCATCATGGTGCGGGCATTCCGCATCCGGCTGAACAACGGCGAAGCCTTTGAGGCAATCGCGGCGGATTACCCTGCCCTGACCGCTGACGACCTGGAAGCTATCCACGTCCAGCTGACCGAGAAGGAGGCGCAGAGCAATGCCCAGAACCATACTTGACGTTTCCCGCTGGCAGGGCCGCATTGACTGGGACAAGGTCAAGGCAAGCGGCCTTGTCTCCGGCGTGATGATCCGGGCCATGGGCAACAGCAAAGAGGGCAAGCCCAGCAAACCCTACATCGACCCCTTCTTTGCCCGCAACTACGCCGAGTGCACCCGACTGGGCATCCCGGTGGGCGTGTACGGCTACTTCAAGGCCACCACCAAGGCACAGGCCGACAAGGAGCTGGCCCTGTTCAAGCAGGCGCTGGGCGGCAAGACGTTCCAGCTCCCGGTGGCTGTGGACATTGAGGACAAGCTGCAGGAAGCCCTGAGCAAGGCCGCCCTGACCGACATCGTGGCCCACTGCCTGAGCGTGGTGGAGAGCTGGGGCGTGTACGCCATGCTCTACACCGGCCTGTGCTTCGGGCAGACCAACCTTTACATGGGTGGCGCGGCCCTCAAGCCCTACGACGTATGGCTGGCGGCCTACCGCACCAAGAAGCCCGCTCCCGGCTGGGCCTTCGGCATGTGGCAGTACACCAGCAGCGGCAAGATTCCCGGCATCGCCAAGGGCGCAGACCTGAGCGTGGCCTACAAGGACTACGCGGGCATCATCCAGCGGGCCGGGCTGGGGCAGATCAGGGGGTGAGACCGATGGCAAGTTATCTGATTTCAGATGCACCATACGCACCCTGGCTCTCAGAGGTTCTAGCTACACTGGAAGAGCACAAGATCGACCGCATCACCGTAGCAGCGCCTCTGGCAGATGGTGAGGTGTTCACGGGGTACTACAACATGAGTACCCAGGACAAGGCCCTGCTGGCATCCAATATCCAAGCAGATGCCGTTCTGGATGCGGTGTGTCACAACGGACAGCGCATCCAGCAGGCGTGGGAAGATGATGAGGAGGGGTGAGACCGATGTGGCAGTTTATCACGGAGTATTGGGCCGGGTGGCTCTGTGCTCTGATCGGCGGCGCGATCCTTGCCGCCATCCCCAAGATCAAGGCCCTGTGGGACGCGGTGCTGGCCCTGCTGCACGACCGCATCTATACCGAGTGCTACCGTTTTATGGAGCTGGGGTACATCACCCGCGACGGCCTGCGCAACCTGAATTACCTCTACAAGACCTATCATGTGATGGGCGGCAACGGCACCGGCACGGAATTGTACAAGAGAGCCTGCGCTTTACCCATCCACGACTGAAGAAAGGAACTGACATTATGAACGCACACATCCCTGAGAACAACACCCCCGCCATCCCCGCCGCGACCATCGCCCGCACTGTTGTGCTGGCACTGGCCCTCGTCAATCAGCTGCTGAGTGCAGCAGGCAAGCCGGTGCTGCCCATCGACAGCGCCAGCGTGGAGCAGTGGGTGACGGCTGGCCTGACCACCGCTGCCGCCATCTGGGCATGGTGGGAGAATAACTCCTTCACCCCTGAGGCCATCCGCGCCGATGAGCTGCTGGATCAGATGCAGGGGAAGATCAAGTAAGAGTACATAGCAACAGCCCCGGGGAGCCTGATGGTTCCTCGGGGCTGTTTTCTTTTGGCATGTTTCGGCATATTCCGACGCATTCCGCATTATCCGGCACATTCTGACATTTTCCGGTTAAAGTTGGATGGAAAGGATGTGCAAACAATGCCCGATGTGAAAATTACGGACTCCCCTGCCCAGCTGGATCAAATTCTTAGGCCTCTGGGGATTACCCGAAGCTCAAAGAATTACCGAGTTCTCTGCGAATGTATGGCTCTGATCTGTGAGCAGGAGGATCGGCTGGAAGCCGTACAGAAGGAGATCTATACCCCCATCTCAGACCAGCGGCGCTGCAAGTGGTCCGCCATTCAAAGTGCCGTCCGACGTGCAGCAGAGAAAGCCTGGGCGCTGAACCCCGAAGGCGTTCAGCAACTGGCTGGCTACCCACTGACCGGTGCACCCAGCGCGGTGCAATTCCTGGAGATGCTTTACAATGCCGTGGTGAGAGGGTAACGAAAAGGCTGCCATGCGAGCGTGATGCATGGCAGCCTTTTTTGTTGATTTTTGCATAGTTTTCCGCAGAAAGTGGGTTTGACTGTGGGTTACAACAAAAGAAAAGCACCCAGGAACTTACGTCTCTAGGTGTTTTATCTTGGTGGGCGCGGGTGGATTCGAACCACCGAAGCTGAAAAGCAGCAGATTTACAGTCTGTCCCCATTGGCCACTCGGGAACACGCCCAGATTCTGTTCACGTCCGTTGCCGGACGACTTGTTTATTTTATCAGACTGCGGGCGATTTGTCAACTACTTTTTTCGGATTTTTGCAGCTTTTCTGCGGAAGCTGTCGGCAGGGTCAGTTTTGGGTCAGATGTTTCCGGCGCTCGTAATCCCGCAAGGCGGCAATGGCTTCGCCGGACATGGGGTAGAGGGCAATGAGATTGAATATGGTCATCAGGCCGATGCCCACGTCGCCCAGGTCCCACACCACGGTATAGGCTTCCAGACCGCCCACCATCAGCATGACAAGGGCCAGCACTTTATAGGCCGTCTGCCAGCCCCAGCGGTCGCCAAAGAGGTACGCCACATTGGAGCGGGCATAGAACAGGATGCCGATGAAGGTGGAGAAGCTGAACAGCGCCAGCGTGACGGCAATGAACACCACGCCAAAGCTGCCCAGATGGTACTGCGCCGCTGCCTGCAGCAGGTCCATGCCGGTCAGCCCAGTGGTGACATTTGCGGGAGCCAGCAGCATCATAAAGGCAGTGCAGCTGCAGATGACCACCGTGTCGATCAGGACACCCAGTGCCTGCACAAAGCCCATCTTCACGGGATCATCGCAGGAGGCAGCCGCTGCCGCACAGGGGGCCGAACCGCTGCCTGCCTCATTGGAGAACAGGCCGCGCTTGACACCGTTCATCAGCACCGCGCCAAAGCCGCCCGCGGCCACCTGCCGCAGGCCGAAGGCTTCCGAGAAGATGCGGCCCAGCACAGCGGGCAGCTGGCGGAAATTTACCGCAATGATGATGACCGTCATCACGAAATAGCAGACCGCCATGATCGGCACGATAACATCCAGGCTTTTCACGGTGGCATCTTTGCGCAGGACAATGACCGCCGAGAGCACCACCAGCACCACCGTGGTCACGATGGGCGGGATGGAGAACGCATTGGCAAAGGCAGAGCTGACCGAGTTGCTGATGACCTGGCTGATGCCGCACCAGCAGATGAGGCCCGAAATGGCAAACAACACCGCGATGATGGAATGACGCAGCTTTTTGCCCCGCTTGCGCTCGGCCAGCACATGGATGTAGTAGGCCGGGCCGCCGCGCTGACCGCCATAGAGCGGGTCGGGCTGCCGGTACTTCTGGGCCAGTGTGGATTCCACAAAGGAGGTGGAGGCCCCCAGCAGGGCCGTGACCCACATCCAGAACACCGCACCGGCACCACCGGCAGACACTGCCGCCACCACGCCCACCAGATTGCCCATGCCTACCCGGGTGGCCGTGGAGACGATGAGCGTCTGAAAAGAGGAAAGGCTGTCCCTGCTCTGGTTCTTTTCGCAGACAGCGGCGATCATATCCCGGAACAGCCGCACGGGCAGCAGCCGGGTGCGCAGGGTGAAGAACACGCCTGCCGTGAGCAGCAGCACCGCCATCAGCGAAATGCCGATGCCGCCGCCCACCGGCAGGGTGAACAAATCACCCCAGAGCAGGTTGTATACCGTTTCGATCAAATGGGACATTCTGAGGAGCCTCCTGTTGTGTGATTACTTTATTATAATACAGCACTTCAGGTTTGTAAATCAGAAAATTCCAGCGCAAGGAAAACAAAAAATCCGAACCCTTCTCCTATTGGAAAAAAGTTCGGATTTTCATCGTTTGGTGCGAGTAGTGATACAGCATTTTTTGAAAACCATCGTAGTACAATTTGTTTTTGAAGTCGTCGGATAGCGATTTGCTTGTATCGCACCCCGATGGGCAGCTGTATTGAAAAAACAGTTGCCTTTTATATACCACACAACCTAAAAATCATCAAGTACGCGCAGCGTTCACTTCTCCCATCACCGGGAGCAAATGAACGCTGCTTTTTTTGTTTGCAACGAAAGGAGGCATCCGTGAAATGGCAGTATTTCGGGTAGAAAAGAACAGCGGCTACACGGTCATGTCAAACCACCA